CTTTATCGCTGTCGGGGACGTTGATATTAAAGTTATAGGTGCTGAAAATCAGCTTTTCGATACAAATGTGCCTGTACGTCAGCTCCTTGAACAGATTACTGCAAAACTTTCCATACCGCCTTTTCTTCTTGGTCTGAACTGGAGTACAACGGAAAGAATGTCATCTCAACAGGCGGATATTCTTACATCGGAACTCGAATATTACCGCCGTCTGCTCAATCCCGTAATATGTGGGGCTGGAAACGCTTTTCTTTATTCGTGTGGTATAGATGCTTCATGTTCTGTTGAGTGGGACAACATCAATCTTCAAGACGAATCCGCTCTTGCTGATGCAAGACTTAAAAATGCTCAGGCAAGAGAAATTGAACAAAGACTTAATAATATCAATTAATTTATGGAGGTAAATTTTATGTATAATGACGTTAAACTTGAAAAATCCCTTTACAACCTCAGCGGAAAATCATTCTCTTCCGCTCTTGAGGAACTCGACCCCTCATCTGCTTACATAGGAACTTCTCTTGAATCCCTTGACGCTTTTGAAAGACAGCTTAAACGTTTCAATATAAGAGTAAGCGGAAGTGAATGTGATAAGGTTGAGAAATTCTTTCTTTCTCCCGAAACTGCTGTACTTTTCCCTGAATTTGTTGTACGCTGTATAAGAAAGGGATTCGATGACACTGTTCTTTCAAATATCTGTGCAGTAAAGACAAACTGTGAAAGCGGTCAGTATCTTGGCTGTACTCTCAGTGATACCGCTACTTATACGGTTACAAGCGAAACAAATCTTTTCCCTACTGCTACTATCACGGAAGGAAGTTCCGCTGTTATTCTTGAAAAGCACGGCAGACTTATAAACGCTTCCTATGAGGCTATACGCAATCAGAGACTTGATGTTTTCGGTGTAATGCTCAGAAGTATCGGCTTAAAGATGGCAAATTCCGTTGTAAAGAAGTCTGTAAGTGTACTTCTTTCGGGAGCGGACAGCATATCTTCAAGTACTCTTACTTATGCAAGTCTTGCTGAACTTTACGGCAGTTTTGAATACTTCAACATGAATAAGATGATTGTTTCTCCTGCTATTTCCGCTAAAATCGCCTCAATGGAACAGCTTTCGGATACAAAGGCTGATGCGGACGGCAAAATGATTCTTCCTTTTGGTGCTGAAATGATAAAGACTTCCGCTATAAATAACAGCAAGATAATCGGTATTGACAGCAACTTTGCACTTGAATTTATTACAAATTCCGACCTTGTTATAGAAACAGACAAGCTTATTGAACGTCAGCTTGATAAGATTACTGTTTCAATTATCTGCGGATTCAAGAAAATTTCTCCCGATGCCGTAAAGGTACTTGTTATAGGCTGATGTCAATTAATACTGAAAAGGGCGGACTTGTTCCGCCCGTAAAGTAATTTCAAGGAGGTTTTTTATATGGACAGCAATACACTTGAAAAAATAAACAGGTTCACAAGACGTGATTTCAAAGAGGAAGAACTCTATGTTTTTTCCGTTGTACTCTGCGATAACGATATTGACAGGGATTATGAACGCTTTTCTGATAATGCACTTGATACCCTTAAAGAACTTTTTATCGGAAAAACAGGTATTTCAGACCATAACCCCAGTACTCACAATCAGAATGCAAGAATATTTGAAACCGAAATTGTCACTGACCGTTCAAGAACAACAAAATATGGTTCTGCATACAAATATTTAAAGGCTTCTGCGTATATGGTTCGTACAGACGAAAATAAAAATCTGATTGCAGAAATTGACGGCGGAATAAAAAAAGAGGTTAGTATTTCCTGTTCAGCAGGAAAACGTATATGTTCGGTATGTGGCTGTGACAAATCTGTTTCTGCCTGTTCGCATAAAAACGGGAAAATATATAACAATAAAATATGTCACACTGTTCTTGACGAAATAAAAGACGCTTATGAATGGAGTTTTGTAGCTGTTCCTGCTCAGGTGAATGCAGGAGTTACAAAAAAATTAAGCTTTACCGCAGATGAGAAGTCAGCGGTAAACTTTGAATACGATGAGAAAAGTATTAAGCGTGATATAAGAAAGTTCGCCTATTTTTCAGGAGGTCGCAGTGCTGTTATAGTTGCTGAAACAGCTATGAAAAATATGAATCCCGTTCAGCTTTGTGAGTTCAGAAAATCCTATGAGAAACTTTGCGGAAAATCTGGAATCGAAGTACAGCTTATGACTGAATGTAAGGATTCTTCAAATGATGATTTCCATTTAAGATAAGGAGTGTTTTTATTATGAATATTGAAGCGGTAAGAACTCTTTTCAGTCTTTTTTCAGATGATGAGTATTCGCAGGAATACGAACCTTTTATAGCCCTTTCACTTTCAGAGGTAGGGAAAATGCTTCTTCCTGATGCTGATGAAGACGATGCAAGACTTAATTTCCTTTGTGCCGCCTCAGCAAATTATCGTTTACAGCAGATGAAATCCGCTCTGGGAAATTCCGAATACACTTATGCAGGAAAAAAGACAGGCGATAAATATTCATCTTTCGGATTTGCTGAAAAAATGCTCCGTGACTATTATCAGCTTTGCAGTGACCTTATAAAGCCTCAGAATTTTACTTTTATTTCATTTTCTTCAAAGGAG